AATGTCCAATCCGTTATTAAGGATCGCTGCCACGTTTTCCATGACAACGAACTTTGGTCGTACCAAGCGTATGACTCTGATGAGTTCGTAAAATAAACCTGATCTGGATTGGTCTGTAATTCCTTCTCTTCTTCCTGCAACACTGATGTCTTGGCAGGGGAAACCTCCTGTGATGACATCATATTGTCCAGGGTAAGCTGTGAAGGTTTTGATATCGTCATGACAGGGAACTTTAGGAAAATGTTTTTTTAAAACTTTTTGACAGAAGGGATCAATTTCTACAAATTGAGTGGTTTCAAATCCTCCGACAAGTTCATGTGCAGCATAAGAGAAACCACCGATACCTGCAAAAGTATCAAGAATTTTTAAAGTTTCTATCAAAATGCCATTTGATTTAAA